TTGCTCAAGTTCGACTGACCAACGAGCACCAAGGCGGCGTGTACCGGCCTCAACTGCTGTCTTTTCGAACTTAACTTCAACTTGTGGGATGTTACCAGTAATCTCAAAAGCAGAGAGAATCTGTGCAACACCTTGATCGTTACCGTTGAAATCCCAGTAACCAGCAGCACCTGAAAGCTGGTTGTCACCAGATGCACCGGTGAAACGAGTATCAAGAAGCTGATAACCAAGTTCAGAGTTTGGAAGTCCAGTAGAACCATTGTGTGGTACACCAGCAGCAGCGGCCTGTGCGGGATCCTTGCCGTCAGTACCTGTACCAAGTGAATCAGACTGGTAAGCATAACGCAAAGCGAATGCAAGACCAACTGGACCACTCATGGGCTGAACACCAACGATGTCGTTAGTAATGAGCTCAGGGAATGTACGACGGATCATCGGGATAAGCACCTTTGGAAGGCGAGCATCGTTCGGAGCATAAGTATCTCCAGATCCAATTTGCGAAGCTGGGTTGAACTGAACACCACCTTGTGCAGCACCACCAAGGGCACCGCCACCAGCGGAGTTAGACTCTTCCAAGCACCATTTCTCTTGGTTCTCCAAGAGGACAGCCGTGTTTAAACGGGTGTGAGCATCGTCGATTGCCTTAACGGAATCGGATGTATAATCAAGCACTGGGGCCCACTTTTCCAAGAGGGCATTAGCGCGATCTTTATCAATAAATGATTGTGGTTTATTCATAATTTTTTAAGTTAATATATTTTTGTTTATAATGGGGTAACCCCAGACTCAGGCACCGAATGCCTCAATGTTTATGAATCAAACTAAATTACTTCATCAAGTCCAACCCTTCAAGATAAGGGTTTGCTGGTACTGATGGTTTAGCTTTCTCCTCAACAACTGTTTTTGGAGCATCAGCCTTCACAGTGCGATTGCTGATTGCTTCCTCACGAATAACTTCAAGTTGCTCTTTTTCCTTACGGTCAAAGAGACGTGCAGTATATTCGAAATTCTCTTCGATAAATCTTGGAGACTTATCTGATAAAACTTTCTTAAGATAAGCAGACTTCTTACCACTAAACTTAGCACAACGATTCTCAAGGAATGCAGCAGCCTTAGCCTGATTATAATTCTCATTAAGTGATACGTTGGTTTTCTTAAGTTCAGCGATTTCCGCTTTGAGCTCGTCCATTTCATTCTTACCGTCAACGATTGCTGTTTTAACTGACTCAGCCATAAGTGAAGAGTCAACTGCAAGAGTTGAACGAAGATTGTTAAGAACAGACATAGCTGTGTTATTACGAGTTGCTTCTTCAATAGAAGTCATTGGAACTGCTTCATCAATGTATTCTTCAATATAGTTGGAAATAGACTCAACAAGAGTCTCTTTAAATATAGAAGCACTGTCGTTAAGTTCTGTTTCGTATTTCTTAATAACGTTACCTAGCTTGGAGGCATTGTTCTTATCTACAGCTTCGACAATCTGTTGCATCTTAACTGTATGGTCTTTATCAATTTGATTGATAAGAGCCTCAAGTTTTTCAGCATAAAGTTCATCTTGGCCTGTCAGTGCAGCTTCAACAGAAAGCTCAACTTTCTCTTTAAGTGCAGTCTCGATTGTTCCAACTGATTCTTCAGTCAGAGCATCTTGTAGTTCTGTTGGTAGTAATTCTTTATTCATAATTAAAAGAGTGGTTTTTCTGCTGCTTGACGAATTCGTGATTCGATCTTGTCTTGAACAGCTGACTGTAAATATTTATTAGCTGTTGCGTAGTTTTCGCCAGAAATAGCATCAATAAACTTAATTATTTTGTCTTTTGTCGATGTTTTTTTAGTTTCTTTAGACATATTGTTATTTATTCAGGTTAAAATGTTAATCAAATCTTATTAATGAATGTCATAATACGTTCAAGAAGATATTTCTCAACTTCTTTTTTCGGAAGCTTAGCAATACTCTTTTCAAATTTATCATATATTTCTTCATACTTACCATCTTCGGCAAGTACCCATTGCTTAGATTCTAAGATACCGTTAACAAAAGCTTTCGGATATGATGGATCAGCAACGCAATCTATAGCTACTAGCTTCATATTACGAACAGTGTTATACTCGCTACTTTCCTCTAAAGTACCAAGCGCGCGCGAACTCATACCTACTTTAACACCATCATTAACTAATGAACGAACAATTTGTCCACATGGGGTGGTAAGCACTTTTGATTTACCATAAAAAACATCACCATCTTGTGTAAGCTCTGTTACCATATGACAAGCTCTTTCAAGATCGACATCTGCTGAAGATGGGTGATTCAATTCACCCATTGCACGACCAGGCTTTACAAAATTTTCGTTGTAGGATGCAACTTCACGTTCAAGCTCATCTCGTGGATAAAATCGCTTATTGCGATTTACTCCTTCAGCCATCATATAAGGACCTTTGATAAAAAGAGATTTAGCACTATCTTTATTGGTCTGCTCCTCAAAGACCTCGAATTGATCAATGATGTCCGGGTTTTCGCAAACAAGATTTAGTTTAACTGACATACATATATTTATACCAAAAGCTTACGAAATCTCATTTTCTGTTAAAATTAAAAATTTATAATCCCGGCCGGCGCAATATTTTCTAGCAGCTGCCCATTTAGCTTGATTAGTTACGTATTGCTTTTGTTCGTATATAAGATGCTCTCTTTTTCTATACTTAGTTGTTGGTGGTTTTGTTTGTTTATAAGGCTTTATTTCAACACAGTATTTAGTAATTTTTTCACCTTCTTTTATAACAACATAATTATCTATATGATACCTATGCGTTCTTTTAGTTAGTGGGTTATAATACGGTATCTTAATATTTTCAGATCCCCATCTCAAAACCTTATCGTTATTATCACAAAATCTAAAAAATTTTAACTCTAAACCAGACCTATATACAGCTCGTTCCCCAATAAATTTATCTTTATTATTAGGTACAAATAAACCTTGACGGTATTTTTTATTTTTATTCATTAACCAACAATAAATCCAACAGGATCATTACTACCAAATCCAGATGTTGCTCCTGTCATAAGCTCTTCTTCAAGCTCGGCCTTACGTTGCTGACCTTCTTGTAATAAGTCATAGTTGAGAGCACCTCCCCCAAGTAAACTAACCTGACCAAACTTGCCCCTTACTCGACCGATAGTAACCATTGATAGGGCTAATGCATACTCATACACCCACTGCTCTTTAATTACATCACGTATTGAACGTTCCAAATAAGTTGAAACTACACCGTAAAAACGCTCATGCTTTGGTTGCGGATAAATTTTTAGATATTGAGAACGCTCATCGAATACGAGATCACGTTTAAGAGCTAGCATTTTTTCACGAGTATCAATAAACTCTTTAAGAGTATACCAAGATACTAAATCAAACCCATAATTACCCATGGCATAAGAGAAGTACGTTTGTTGTGCCATAGTCTGCTCTAGCGTAAATAATGTATTAATACCAGTATTTGAACCTTCTTCAAAATCTGTAACAGATATAACCTTTCTGTAGTCCATTACATCATAATCATATACATTTTGATATGTTGTCATACCACTATCAGAACCAGCACGTGATAATGTACGCCTTTTACCAGGAGCAAAAGTACCCGATAAGGTTTCATTAAAGGTCGTTAATGTGTTAACCAGAGTGTGATCAAATAATTCACCCTCATTAACACCATTAGCAAAGTCAGCCGATAAAGCAGATGAGCTCGTAAACACTGTCGACAGTATATCTGATTTAGCCGTATAAACAATATCAGCCGTCTCACCATAAAACTCTGAACTTGGACCGAGTGGATTAGTACCTGCAATTTTCTTAGCTGTTGTATCTAAGTCCGTATTTGCGAGGGTATAGAGAAGATCTAATCGTATACCTTTGTTTGTTTCATATAAGTTAGAATCGAAAATCATATATTCCCGTGTATAGCCAGCAAAACGAGTATAATATTCAACTGCAATTTGAATATTTTCATTAAGCTGGTCAGAGTGTATCTCTAAAGATATAACAGGATAGCCTAAAGCTCTTTTAATTCTATCACCTAATCTGGTATACGTTTCAATTTTATTATTAAGATTAGTTGACAGGAAAGCTGAGAGTGGTGTTATTTCACATGCAGATGCCATACAATTATTTAATCCACTATCTCAAAAAAGGTACCTAAAAGTTATGGTATATAGGATACTTAGTATTAAATATTGATATGGCTTACCAAGTAACTATAGTTCCAGCAACAAGTGGGCAACCAGATGGTCGTTACACTGAAGCTTATCTTGCAGATTTTATTAATACCACTGTAGTACCTACCAGTGGTGCTGTACTCACTCAAATTTTAGAAAATCGTGGCTCTAACCTTATATTGGTTTGGGACGATAGCCTATAATAAATATCAACTAAACAAGGCCGCTCCAATTGGAGCGGCTTTTTTTTGCGTTTAGATATCAGCTCCTGCGTCCGGTCCCAGGTCAGCTGCGGCATCAAATTCTTCTGCACC